GGAACAAGCATAACGACGACATAGACTCGGCACTAACCGAGAAGCCCCGTGAGAACCGGGGCACACATTCTACGCTTGACAAACGCCCTGAATTTTGGTATTCTAAAGATAGAGGGAAGCGTGACTGCCGGGTAAGGGTGAATCCAATGGGACACCCTGATAAGGACGAGCAGAGCAAGCGGTCTCAAAAGCACGGAATCCTAGGACCTCGAATCCTAGGGTAGCTCGGGAGAGTGCCTTTCACACTCTCCTTAGAGCGCCTTGAAAGGGGGCACAACAATGCAAGTTTACTTGATAACAAACAAAAACAACGGTATGCAGTACGTCGGGCAGACCGTACGTACTCTGGAACGGCGTTGGGGCAGCCATGTGTCCGTGGCTTTGCGTGGCAAGGGAAGTTACCTTGCACACACAATAAAGGCACACGGACCTGAGCAGTTTACTGTGGAACCTCTACACGTTTGTGGGTCGAAGGAAGAGATGGACTTCGTAGAGATTTTCTATATCGAACTGCTAAAAACTAGGCGTCCCTATGGATATAACCTGACGGCAGGAGGAGAGGGCAACTTAGGGTGGAAGCCCTCCAAAGAGATTAGGGAACGCATGGGCGCACCTAAGGGAACTAAGCATACACCCGAGACATTGGCTAAATTCAGTAAAAGAAGCCACGTATTTTGGGAAGCAAATCCTCAGAACAGGATAAAGTTGTCCGAGAGAATGAAGGGCAATGCTTATACCAAAGGCCGTATGATGCCTGCTGAAGAGAATTTGCGGCGTAGCATAGCGAACAAAGGAAATACCAACGCTAAAAAGACGTACAGTACGCACTGTGACCACGGACATGAGTGGACCGCAGAGAATACATACATTCATCCAAATGGAACTACGCGGTCTTGCAGGGCTTGCAAAGATAAAAACTCAGCCGAGAGCAATGTGATAAATAAAGACAAACGAAATAAAATACGAAGAGAACATAGAAAATTTTTACGTGAGATTAGGGAAGGCAGGGTAGCTATATAGGCCACTCGTTGGAACAACTCGGGACCGCGAGTCTCGATACTATGGGTGGGTTGATAACCTTCGCTTCCCCCCAAGACTTGCCAGAGGGTTCGAGTCCCAGAAATTGGGATGTGGATTAACGATATAGTCCCCTCAAGTAGAAATGCTTGAATGATAACAGAGAGAATTCAGGGAAACACCCATTGGGTCAATCCTGAGCCGAGCCACTAAAGTGGAAGGTGCAACGACTATCCCGAAAGGGAGTAGGAGTCAGTGACTCCGAAGCACTCTGCATCCGAAAGGATGATGATATAGTCTGAACTGCATGGTAACACGCAGAGATTGATTGGAAACGAATCAGTCGAAACACAATTGTTCATCGTTGGCAGTGTTTTCACGAGACCTGGGTTGGCTCCAGTGTATTCCTTTGCAAATCTCATCAACATATCCCAAGTCACCATAGGTAGCGGCGGCTTGGGCATTTTCACGTACACCAGCAACGCTATGCCTGTTGTTAATGAGGGTTTTGTATTGACAGGCTTTATTCTACAGGCGTCTTTCCTCGACGGACAGACCGTGTACGTCCTAAGCGTTACTCCTACGACATTCACAGCGTACGTAACTGTGCCTGCGGGATTCGCTGGTACATACACGATGCAGAGCGGCACCGGAACCTCTACCGTAGGTATTTTCGTAGGACCAAACCCTCCCACAGTTGCAAACGATGTTGACTCTGCAAATACCCCTTGGAACAACATAGAGGGAATACTTGGTGACACGTCATATGCCTCTGTGACTTTAGGGTTCATGCCACAAACTATGGCTGTGACTTCCATACAAACTATTGGATGGAGCAATCCACAGTACTTGACGTACAACGGTGGTCCTGCAAACAACGCCAGTATAGGGTACAACGGGGCCAACATCATTGCAGCGTATGGATACTTCACCATCCCTACAGTGACGAACGTAGTTGGCATGACCGTGGCATTCGATGCTTATGCCGATGTAGCAGGGAGTAGCACTACCGCCCAGATCGTCATCGGTTTAGCCAATGCTGGTGTGAATGGTGGCACTACTCAAACTCAAAATTTAACATTGACTAGGACTGAGTACTACCTTGGTGGTCCCGCCTACTTGTGGGGCTTTACAGCGGCAGAGTTTCTTGCGTTTATAACCAGCCCCAATTTCAATGTCACAGTGGAGGCGGCTAGAGTTGGAAACCCAGTTGTCACTCAAGTGGCTATCAACAATTTTTCGGTAACCCTGTACTACTACCAAGAAGATAGCGATGCTTTGTTTGCACAGACTTTCAATTTCACTCTGAACCCTAACACAGGCATCACAGGTGTCGAAACGAGTTTTCAGGCATACAGCAGCACTGGTACAACGTCTCTTCAGGTACAACTCTTGAAAAACGGCACACCAGTAGGTACACCAAAAACGCAGGTACTCACTACTGTGCCGACCGTTTACTCCTTAGGTGGAACCCTAGATGAGTGGGGAACCTCGTGGGCGTATTCCGATATTAACAGTTTGGGCTTTGGTGTGTCTTTCACAGCAGTAGGGGACACACCCACGTCGTCAGGGGTAACGTACGTCAATGATAACGACGTTGTCGTGTACATCACCCCAGGTCTGGACAATTTCAACTATATCAAGACGTACATACAGAATAACCAGCAGATCAATACACTGGCTCTGGATGCATCGGGGAACATTTGGTTGGAGAATGTCACAAGCAACCCAGGGATTTTAACTCTGGCATTGACTGGTATCATCCCAGGTTCGTTCGCGCAATCGGCTACAGCAGATGGCAACGAGTACATCATGCTCTCGAATCTGCAAATTGGCACGGACAGGCCGCGCCTTGTCATCCCTAATCAGGAGACAGGCGCACTGATGTTTGAGCCGGTGTCACAGGAAGGCCCAGGAGCGCCACCTAGCTTCCAAGCAATCGTAGCTAGCGCCACAGGAGTTTTGACGATCACCTCAGCCACCATCGTAGATGGCATCGTCACCTTCACGTTCACAGCAGCCCCTGTACCACCTGCTGTAGGTTCTCTGTACAAAGTTACAGGCACAGGAAATCCAGGTTTGAACGGGTTCACATTCACAGTGCTAGGAACGCCAGCACCCACGACCACCACATTCTCATCGGCTACAGGAGCGACGGGATCAGGTGGTGCTGGAACAGCAACGCCTACGTTAACATACACCATAACCAACATCACACAGGGAACTCCCATACAGTTTAATGGGCAGTCTGTACAGTGGGGCGGCGGCAAAGGCTCACCAGCAATTGGCCCTGTAATGACTCTGTGGTATGGCACAGCAGGAAGTGCAGAAGACCCGCAAGTCGTAGCTGCAGGTGATGGGGCCGTTCTTTACATCGCGTCTGCTTCGGCATTAACAGGGCTTGTTGGAACTTGGCTTTTGTTAGGTCACGGAACAAGTCATGAGGCTGGAGAAGGAAGCGGAGAAATTCTACCGTACATCCAGATAACGTACTTGTCTTCTGGCGCGGAAACTCTGCTTGGCAACAACGGACAATTCCAATTCACATTGGCAACTGTGACTCTTGCCACACCAGCCCCCGATCTAGAGTCTAGCGACATAGTACAAATCAATGGCGCTACACCAGTAGGGTGGGATGGTAACTGGACAATTCTCACAGCACTGAACTCTACGGTTATGACGATAACCATGTCGGAGGTTCTAGGAACACCGGCAGGAACCGCACAGTTTACGTACAATGTCACCAGCGTGCCAGCCATGGCCCCTGTGAATGGCCAAGAGGTAACGATTACAGGTACGTTCAATGCCAATGGAGCATTGAACACCACAGGTGTTATCTCGGCAGTAACAGGTGGTACCAGCGGTACCTTTCAAGTGTCAGGATTCACACCTTTTTCACCAGCACAAATTGCTCTTGGAGAAGTGGCTGAATCAGGTGCTCAAGCGGTAACCTTTGGTACGATGTTCACATTCGACCCTGGTGCTACTGACGTAGGGACAAACGTTGACCCAATCTATGGGACCTACACGGGTGGAGGCACGCTCACAATCATAGGCGGCTCTGTTATTCCTATCGGACCTGGGACACGAAAAGCCGTATGCTTTTTCATCACGGAGAGTGGCTACTATAGTCCTGTGTCGCCGTTCGTTATTTTCACGACTACAGCCGACGCAAACTACATCACTGCCACGCACATACCAATCGGTCCACCGAATACGATAGCACGCGCCATTGCGTTCACAGAAGCGGGACAGAATGGCGTGCCGGGGGAAAACTTCTATATCATCCCTGAAGACGTGATCATTACCGTGGGTAATACAACCACGACATACACGTCCACCATTATCCACGACAACATCACATCAACGGCTAGCTTTACTTTCACTGATGAGGTGCTGCTGGATAGTGAAGAGATTGACATTCAAGGGGCTGATCAGTTCAACCTCATTGAACTTGGAAGCTCTGCGTGGGTGGTACCGTATGCAAGCCGCAATTTCTACGGAATGCAACTGAACAAGGTTACCAACTTTGACAACTTGACATTCGATGGAGGATACCTCTCTAACAACCCGCAAGGAGTACCGCAGTCGGATGTAATCTTGCTCGGCGGCACATTCTCCAACCTTCTACCGCTCGGCTACCCATTGGGTGTGCCAGGAGTTGGGTGGCAGGTTTTGAACCCAGCAGATCAAACACTGGTAGTCAGCCCTGTAACAGGGGATGCTCTGTACATTAAGAACACGTACCTAGTGGGCATCACCGCTGTTGTAGGCATGATTTGGCAGACGGCATACCAAGATCAATACCAAGTGGCTATCATTGAACCGAACACTACGTATTCGGTACGTGTGGCAGTGAGTAATCCTTCGGGTAACGCCGTGGGGCATTTGACTATTGACCTTGTGAACTGGTCAGCGTTGAATGGGTTTACTCTTCTTCCTACGCCAGCGCACACTCAATTTGAGTTGTCGGCAATGACTACCAACGTTCAGGTATTTACAAGCGAACTGTTGATAACGCCATTCACCACAAGCGTACCATCTACACTTGTACTACGGGTGTTCTTGGAAGATACAGCAATTGGTTCGGATGTTCTAATCGACAGAATCGAAGTGTTTCCAACGCTCACACCTTATCTCCTACCACAGGTCTATGGGTCTTATGCAAATGACCTCGAAGCTATCGACGCTTCAGACACTGGCGGCATCATCGATACCACGTCCGAGAACTCTCAAACGTGCTACGGTGGTTTCGTTATGCATGATCTTTTGTACTTGCTGAAGTTGAATAGCTGGTACTCCACAGAGCAGAATCCAAACTCCGAACCTGGGGGATGGGCACTGAAAGAGGTGTCCAACAAAGTTGGAGCCTGTGGAATTCATGCGTATGACACTGGTGAAGAGTGGGCTATGACGGCATGCCGCGAGGGAATCTTCGGATTCAATGGCGGTCAGCCTATCAAGCTGTCGTTGGAAATCTTCAACCTATGGAACTGCATCAACTGGGATGCGGCCTACAGCATTGTGCTGCGTAACGATGTCGCTAACAAGCGATTCTACTGCGCAATACCATTGCCCACAGGCACGAGTCCAGAGGGCGTTCCTACGGCTACTGTTCAATGGCTGCCAGACGCTGCATATAACCCATCACCGACCACACCAAACGTCATACTGATGTGTAACTACCAAGGACTAGACACAGCACAAGAGTTGTTCGCTGGCCCTGGTATCCACGTCACGATGTTCGGTTCGTTGGCCGCAATGGATATGAAGCGTAAGTGGACCATTTGGCAAATACCAACGCCGTACATGGCACTCATCACCCAGCAAAACGGTGTTGATCAGCCGCTGTACATCTGCAACGGGATTGCGTCGTCCAAGATTTATCAGTTGGAGACTACCCAGTATTCAGATGACGGCAAGGCTATCAACGGTCTGTACACAACGTACGGACACGTGAACGCGGTGAAAGCTGCCACGCAGCCAATCTTCGGTATGCACACGAAGAGATACACTATACTGCAAGGCACAGTCGAAGGTGCTGGAACATTGGGTGTTAGGATTCTACCTAACGTTCTTGATCCAGTGTATCCGTACAGTGTTCCAGTGGGTGTAAACCTTGTAAGCCCTGCGATGGACGACTTTTTCAGACCGATCAATGTGAAAGCACAAAGAGCGTTCTTGGAATTCTCTACCAACGCGGTTGGGTCTTGGTTCCACTTGGACAAAACGTTGTTGTCTGGCAAGGCCGATGCATGGTCTTCGCTCAACCCGACAGGCGGGATGAACAACGGTATAGTGTCGTAACAAAACGGGGAACGCTAGTCACGTTCCCCACAATTTTTAAGGAGTCACAGCATGGCACAGGGTCTCAACCAAAAGTTCCAAGGTGGACGTGAAATAAACTACCTTACACAGAAGGACAATTACCTGGGTTCGTTCTGTAGCCGCGTAGCGGATGCCATAAACAACTTGGCAGCTAACGTTGGGGTAGCAGCCGTGGGCAAGACGACTCCACCTCCAAAGATCGACAGCATTTCAGTTAAGGGAACGCAGGTTAATAACGTACTCACGGCATCTTCTGAAATTTTGCATTGGACCTTGACACACAACCAAGCCCTCAACAAAGGCATAAAGTACATCACAGAAATAGACACCAACGTTGGTTTCACTCAGCCACATCAATTTTTTCACGACGCATCTCGTACAGGCTTCACAACACTTCCTACATATATGGACGACGGAGTGACGAAGCAAACGTACTACTTGCGCAGCCAAGCGCAGTACCCAGGTTCGGACGCATGTGATCCAACCGTGTTGGGAAACCTTGGCGCACCAACTCAAATTCAGATGACAGGCATGAGCGCAATGACGTTGCTTCCCTCTACAGGATCAGGCACGGCAAGTCCACAGGGACAAC